GGAGGGCCCTATTAGAACAGAAATGCAGATTGATTGAGCAGACGGCTATTGAAGCAGATTCGGATATTTATAAGTACATAATTAAGGCAGTAACAGAGGAGGGAATCTCTTATAGGTATTTAAATAATATCATGGAGATTCCTTGCGGAAAAGATATGTATTATGATCGAAGAAGAAAATTCTACTGGCTATTGAGCCAGAGGAAAGTTTCGTAAAGAACCGTACACACAGGACAAGTCAATATGCTATATTAGTAGTGTGCAAGTTGGGCTTCTTAATAGGAGGCCCTTTTTTAATCCCGACAAGATTTCGTTACCATCATATAAGAGGAGATGGTAACATGAATAGTTTTATTAGTTGGATTGGTGGCAAGAAGCTACTAAGAAAAAAGATTTTAGAGCAATTTCCGGAGCAGGAATCCATTAATCGATATATAGAGGTATTTGGAGGAGCCGGCTGGGTATTGTTTTCACGTGATAAGCACGCACCTATGGAGGTATTTAACGATGTAAACGGTGAGTTGATTAATTTATATAGGGTTGTAAAATATCACCCAGAAGCTCTGCAGAATGAATTGGAATGGCTACTTATGTCTAGGGAGCAATTTTTTGACGAACTAAACAAAAATACCAGAGGCATGACAGATATTCAGAGAGCAGCCAGGTCCTTTTGCGTAATAAAAGAGAGCTTCGGGACTAATCTTCATACATTTGGAGTTTGTTCAAAAGATATACGCAAGGCAGTTGATTATCTTAAAGAGGTATCGGATCGACTGAATAGAGTAGTAATTGAGAATCAGGACTTTGAACAATTAGTCAAAACTTATGATCGCCCTGATGCTCTATTCTACCTGGACCCACCATATTATGAAGCAGAGAAGTATTATCCAGATCGATTTAACCCTGAAGATCACGAAAGGCTACGGAAATGCCTGGGCAATATTAAGGGAAAATTTGTATTGTCCTATAATGACTGTCAACAGATTAGGGATCTGTATAAGAGATATACGATAATTGAAGTAGACCGGATAGATAATCTCGTTATTAAGAATGTTAGTCGAAAATATAAAGAGCTTATTATAAAAAATTTTGAATAGTTTTATCCCCTACGGTTGCCGGGTGTAACAGCCCGGTGACTGATTGATTCCTGATATTCTCCTTTTTGAAAACACCTGTCGATTTTGAGCCGATGGGTGTTTTCTTTTACTTAAATCTGTTGTAAAATGAAAGAAAAAAGGGGGTCTTAGCAATGGATTTTGATTCTAAGCAAAAAGTATTGGTTGCAATATATATGGAGTATCAAAAAGATATCCCAGATATGGAGCAAATAACTGCTGAGTCAGTAGGAATGGAAAGAAAAGTATTTTTAACTTCGTTGGAAAAACTGGAAAATGAGTCTTTGATAAGGGGTATAAAATTTGTTCGCGGAGGCGGAGAGACGCTTATGGCACATATGGGCCATACCATGATGACTCCATATGGTTTAAATTATGTGGAAAACAAACTAAATATCCAGCCAGAAAAGTCTGGTCTCGAAAAAATGAAGGATATAAGTCAAAAAGCGGCAGCGTGGGGCTGGAATGAGGCAAAAGATTTTGCCGCAAAAGTTGTTTCAGAAATTATACAAAGTCAAGCAAATAAGTAAATAGCACAAAAATAATTAGTATTACAGAGATGTCAAACTCCGTCCCTTATATTAATCTGTCGAACCTTGTCGAACGATATATGTTCCTTTAAGTAATTGACAATGCTATGATAAAAGAAAACCAAGGAGGAAATTTATTATGGATGAAATTACGGCATCAAGGCTTTTAACAGCTTTGGAGGAGTTGAAAGATGAAATTAGGGCGCTAAAATTGGAGATTCGAGAAACAAATAATGATGGTACAGCAGGTGATCGTAGAATTGCTAATGCTATTCAAGAGTTAAAAGAAGTGATTCAAAAGTGATACCTATACAGAGGCGGTCAACCCCGTCTCTTTTTTTATACAAAACAACACGATTGAATGAGTAAGGCATGCATCTGTCATCCGTGGCGGGTGCTTTTTATATTACATATGATTAGGAGGTGATGACAGATGGATAAAACGTGGAAGCGATACGCCTTTGAAGGATTTATGAGAGAAGAAGATAAAAGATATTGGAAAAAAACGCAGGAGCTTATAAGGAAAACGTCAAAAAATATAGCCATGATTATTGGGGTAATCACAGCTATACAGGTAATTATTTTTTCTTTCTTAGTTTTTCCTCGGCTTCATAAGTAATTATGATGGAGTAATTAGGACTGAAAGAGAGGTGAGATACATTGGTGATATTGGTAGTACTTATATTAATAATATTGCTTTTAATAGCTATATGGAAATGGTTTCTTTATTACTGTACTTTATGTGGAATTATTCATCATTACGGAATTAAATTCAACTATTCACTTGATGTTGTGGAAATAAAAGAAATCACCAATCAAGCTGCAAAGAGAGTAATTGATGATTTCTTAAGGTTACTATCCTAAAAGTGATTTTATTTTTACTGAAAGAAAGGAAGTGAGTAAGATGCAGGCAACAAAACAAAATTTTGAGATAGTGAAGGAAATAATAGACGTATTGCACCGTGGTAATTACACGGTTGGAGAGGCACATTCAATTCTTAGCTTCGTAGGAAGAAGAATTGAAAGCACCTCAAGAGTAGAAGAAGATACTAAACTTATCGCTTCTCTAGAAGATTGACTATTTCAGATAATTGATCAGATTGCATATCATTTGCAAAGTGAGCCTGTATAGCTAATGCACAGCTTACAGTAGAACCGTGATTAACAGCTACTTGAGCATTGTAATGAAACATACAATCGCTGCGACAGGAGCCGTTAATAAATGGACAGAATGATTTTTTATCCATGATTATTCTTCTTTCCTATGTACTCGGCCCGGCATGGCCTGTATTTACATTATAGAACTGGAATAATATGGAATCAATAAAAGTTTTATAGACATCTGTTAGTGCAGGTGTCTTTTTATTATAGCGGAGTAGAGCAGTCTGGTAGCTCGCCAGCCTCCTTAGCTGGAAGTCAGAGGTTCAAATCCTCTCTCCGCAATTATTTGGAGGAAATTATGATTTATAAAAGATGTCCACATTGTGGAAAAAGAATCCAATCAGGAACAACATGCAAATGCCGTAAGCGTGAATACCAACCGCCATCAGGTATTTACAAGCTTTATCATACACAGAGGTGGAGAGATTTACGATCTGTAATCATGGCAAAGTATAACGGTATAGATCTATGGGCCCTTCATCAACACGGGAGATTGGAGTATGCAGAGACAGTGCATCACATTGTTCCGACTTCAGATGATGAAAACCTTTTCTTTGCGTTCAGTAACCTGATCCCGGTATCCAGAGCCAGTCATGATGAAATACACAAGCTATACAAGACAGATAAAGAGGCAACACAGAAGATTTTGATGGCAATATTATCTCAGGAAGGCATAGGGTAGGGGGTATGAAAAAAGTTTCGGCAAATTACCCAAGACCGCAGCCCCTCCTTTCTTCACACAAAACTCCAAATAAGAAATTTTGAAATGTAGGTGATAAAAGGTCAAAAAATAGAAAGCCATTAGATCAGCAATCCGGCAACCTTACAAATGAGGAAAAAGACAGGAAAATACTGGAAGAACAGGTGATTCTAACAGGTGATGAAGATATACAAAAACCGCCTGCCTGGCTGATTGATTCAGTTGCAAAATCAGAGTATAAAAGGATCATAAAAGACCTCAAAAACATAAAAATTATAGGCAATTTAGACCTGTCAAATCTGTGTGGATACTGCAATGCGTACTCCATGTACCGGAAGGCAACTAAGGATTTGAGCAAGGGTGATTTAATAGTCAAAAAGACCTCTGCCAGCGGATCAGAATACGATGCAGAAAATCCACTTATTATGATACAGAAAAAATATGCGGAAGAGATGCGTAAGTTTGCTTCACTGTGCGGACTAACCATAGACAGCAGATTGAAAGCAGCAACTATAAAGATAGATAAGGTTGAAAATGAGATTGAGGATGAGTTCGGTGATATTTAATGACAATAAAGGAAGAACTGATACGATATTCCAGAGACTGCCTGGAGGATAGGATACCTTCTGGAAAAAAGCATCAATGGGCCTGTGCCAGATTTTTAAAAGACTTGGATAGAATAGATTCAGATGGATTCCCATACATATGGTCTGAAGAAAAAGCAGAAAGAATTGTAAAATGGTTTTCATACCTGAGACACTCCAAGGGTGAGCTTGCTAAGAAGCCGATCATCTTGACTACATGGCAGAAATTCTTTTTGTGTCAGATCTATGGTTGGCGGCATAAAAAGACCGGGTATAAGCGTTTCAAAAAGTCATTTGTAGAAGTAGCAAGGAAAAACGCAAAATCACAGATGGAGGCCGGAGTTGCCCTCAATGAAATATCAGAACAGGCAACAAGAAATGGTGAGGTATATGAATATTATACTGCTGGAGTAAAGAGACAACAGTCAAAAGTTATTTTTGATGAATGTGAGTTAATGCTAATAGGTTCACCATTAAAAACAAAATTCAGAATTACTAGAGATATTATAAAACATAAGAAAACTGGAAGTTTTATCCGCCCGCTTAATAAAGAAGATGGAAAATCAGGAGATGGAACAAATCCGGCAGGTCTTATCCTTGATGAATACCATCAGCACCCGACCACTGATTTTTACGATTTAGGTCTAGGTTCTGCAACGAAAGAACCGCTGTTAATGATTATAACAACAGCGGGAAAGGATTTAACATATCCATGCTATACAGAAGAATATTCCTACTGCTCAAAACTTCTGGATCCTGGTAGTGATGTAGAAAACGATGAATACTTTGTTGATATATGCGAAGCGGATGAAAATGATGATCCGGATGATATTAATACATTAAAGAAAGCAAATCCCATTAGAGCCTTTTTCCCTGCAGGACTTCAAAAACTACAGAGTGAATGGAAAATAGCAAAAGATATTCCAGAAAAGCTAATTGCATTTAAGACCAAATGTTTAAATGTTTGGATGCAGGCAAAGAAAAACAGCTACATGGATATGTCCAAGTGGAAGGCCTGTGAAGTGGAGGAAATACCCATTGATACAAACGGTCGCCCTGTGTATGTGGGTTTTGATATGTCAGCGAAGACAGACCTTACGTCAGTAGCTTTCTTAATTCCTTACCAGAGCGGTGAGGTAGATGCGCATGGGAAAGAGATTATTAAATATATCGTATTCTCTCACAGTTTTATTCCTACAAGAGAAAAACTCCGGGAGCATATTTTGAAAGATAAAGTACCATATGATTCCTGGGAACAGCGCGGGTATCTTACCGTGACAGATACACCCATCGTGGATCAGGGGGCAGTTATGGAATATGTCCTAAACGAATGTAAAAAGAATGACTGGAAAATTCAGACCCTTTGTTTTGATCCGGCCAATGCCTCAAAGCTGATGATGGATCTATCCAATGAAGGATACGAAGTTGAGGAGGTCTTCCAGTCACAAAAAAGTCTTAACGAATCAACCCAGGGCTTTCGGGAGCAGGTGGCTTGTAAAAACATCCTTTACCTATACAACCCACTTTTAAATTACGCAATGAGTAATGCGGTCATTCGTCAGAATAATGGACTGATTAAAATAGATAAAGATGCAACCACTAAGCGCATAGACCCGGTAGACGCCGTTCTGTGTGCTTTTAAATTGGCGTTATATCATGAGTTTGGTGAGGATTACGCAGATTATTTAAACAGATTTTTAAAGGAGATGCGAGAAGGGACTTTAGGAGCAGAATAAAAGGAGCAGTAAATGCGTTAAAGGGTAGTACAGCAGTATCTTTAGGTGATCCTGAGCTGCTCCAATGGCTGGGCATAGATAAACATGGAAGCAGAAAATCAATAAACGAAGCAACCTATTTCACTTGTTTAAAAATGCTTTCAGAGACTATGGGAAAACTACCGCTAAAGTATTATAAAGTAGAAGGTGACGGAAGGAAAAGGGCTGCACCTGATGATACAGCAAAGCTTTTGATGAACCGACCAAACCCAATTATGACTCCAGCCACGTTTTGGGGAACCGTAGAGGCAAACTGCCAGCATTACGGTAATGCATTTGTATGGATCCAAACGGTATTTATAAAAAAGGGTAAGTATGGAGGAGAATATAAAATAAAATCCTTCTGGCCAATGCAGTCTAACTATACTACTGTTCTTATGGACGACGCAGGGATATTTGGCTGTGCTGGTAAATTATATTACCGTTATAGTGATCCGAAAACAGGAAAAACCTATACATTTCCGCAGGAGAGTGTCATGCACTTTAAAACCTGGTGCAGTTTTGATGGCATTATGGGAGCATCGGTGCAGGATATTTTAAAATCCACGGTTGGAGGTTTGGGGGAAGCACAAACCTATTTGAACAACTTATATACCCAGGGGCTGACTGCTTCAATGGCATTGCAATACACAGGGGATTTAGATAAAGGGATGCGTGCCGCTCTGGAAAAGGAATACAACTCATTATTAACAGGAGTGAAGAATGCGGGAAAGGTTGTAGCTATTCCAATCGGAATGACGTTGCAGCCATTAAATATAAAGCTTACCGATGCGCAGTTCTACGAATTAAAGAAATATACGGCTCTGCAGATAGCCGCAGCCTTTGGCATAAAGCCAAACCAGATTAATGATTATGAAAAATCAAGCTATGCAAACAGCGAGTCTCAACAGCTCGCTTTTTTGGTAGATACCATGCTTTACCGCCTCACGCAATATGAGCAGGAGATTAACTATAAATGCCAGACAGATCAGCAGATTAAAGAGGGTCTGTTTTACAAATTCAATGAGAAAGTAATCTTAAGAACGGATTCGAAGTCTCAGATGGATCAAATTATATCGGCGGTAAAGAACGGCATTTATACGTCTAATGAGGGACGCAATCAGTTAGATCTGCCACCAAAAGAAGGAGGAGATGTACTTGTAGTAAATGGAAATTGCGTACCGCTTACAGAAGTGGGAGCAGCATACCGTAAAAAGGGAGGTGAAGGATAAATGGCATCAATAGATGTAAGCGGTGACATTGTAAGCAATGATGATAAGTGGATGTATGACTGGCTGGGCTGGGAAGCTACAAGCCCAGGTGATATTAAAACTGCTCTGTCAGAATGCAAGCCAGGTGAGATATTGACCGTACATATCAATTCTGGAGGCGGTTCGGTCATGGCAGGACAGGAGATATTCTCCATGCTTTATGGACGCAATGATGTAGAAATTAAGATCCAGTCGTTAGCTGGATCCGCAGCATCCGTCATAGCAATGGCCAACCGGTCAGAAATAAGTCCGGTGGCAATGATTATGATTCATAATGTTTCCATGTGGGGAGCCAGTGGAGATTATCATGATATGCAGAAGAACGCTGAGATCCTGAAGAACATGAATGCGGCCCTGGCAGCAGCCTATATCGCAAAGACCGGGAAATCGCAGGATGAAATATTAAAACTCATGGATAAAGAAACCTGGCTTACGGCAAATCAGGCACTGGAAATGGGATTTGTGGATTCGATTGCAAAGGACTCCGCAGTATTTATAAATAATGTCTCTGGACTCCGGCTGACCGATGAAATCCGCCAGAAGGTCCTTGCTGAAAGAAAGCAGAAAAATCAAATTGAAAATGAAAAAAGTAATTTATTAAGAGATATAGACCTGTATGGGGTCTAGGAAAGAGAGGCTATAAGGAACAAGAAACTTTTAGAATTATTAAACAGCATTAATGCAAAGAAAACAGAGGTAATCAACCTGAGCAATGAGGGAAAGATTGAAGAGGCAAAAGCGGCTAAAGAAGAACTTAAGAATCTCCAGGAGCAGTTTGATTTATTAAAAGACGTAATTGATCCCGATGGGGACGGCCAGTTATCAGAACCCCAGGCACAGGGAACAGTACCTGTCCAGAAAAAAGATTCCACCTCAGAGTTTGCCAATGCTGCCAGAAGTGGATTTAAGAATGTAACCATGACAGAGGGTTCACCTGCAGATGGAGGGTATACAGTACCAGAAGATATCCAGACAAAGGTAAATGAATACCGTTCTGCAAAGAAATCCTTAATAGACCTTGTTGACGTAGAGAATGTAACAAAACCGAAAGGTTCTAGAACGTTCAAGAAACGCAGTCAGCAGACAGGATTTGTTAAGGTCGGGGAAGGTAAGAAAATCGGAGCAAAGACTACTCCACAGTTTGAAAGAATGTCTTATGAAATTTCAAAGTATGCCGGTTATCTGCCTGTTACTAATGAGCTTCTTTCCGATTCAGATACTAATATAACCGGGACTTTGATTTCCTGGCTGGGTGATGAGAGCCGGGTAACACGAAACAACATTATCCTTGATACTGTAAAGACGCAGAAAAAACAGGCTATTACAGGGCTGGATGATATCAAGAAGATTCTTAATGTAACGCTGGGTCAGGCGTTTAAATCTACATCAAAAATTACCACTAATGATGATGGTCTCCAGTGGCTTGATACGCTGAAAAACAGTAAGGATGAGTATTTGCTGCAGCCGGATCCTGCCAATCCCATGCAGTTAAGAATTTGCGCAGGTGCAACCATTATCCCAGTATTTATCGTACCAAATGAAGATATGCCTTCCGATGTTTCAACTGAAGGCCACAGAAAGGTTCCATTTATTATTGGTGATTTAAAAGAAGGCGTTAAATTCTTTGACCGTAATCTTATGTCTATTATGACCTCTGAGATTGCAGCCATTGGTGATCTCAATGCATTTGAAGAGGATCTTACGATTTTCCGGGCTATTGAAAGAGAAGATTGTAAGATTAAGGACAGTGCAGCCTTTGTATATGCAGAATTTGACCTGGCTGATCCAACGGTAAAGGCAAGCAAGGCGTAACTCGGTAAATTTGGAGGTTCATGATGAAGCTTGAAGAAGTAAAAAGTTTTTTAAGAGTGGACTTTGAAGATGATGATAACCTGATTAAATGTATCATGGAGGCGGCTGAACTGTATATCAAAGATACGGTAGGAGAGTATGACAAAAATAATCCTAAAGCCAATCTGCTTTTTATGGCACTGGTGCAGGATCTGTACGACAATAGGGAGCTTATGGTTACAGAGCAAAAGAAAAAGCGCATGTCATATACCTATGCTTCCATTATCCTTCAACTGCAGTACAGTAATAAGGAGGTGGCAGAAGGGGAATAAATCCGGGCAGACTGAAAAAACGAGTTACCATTATGCGGTATAAGGATACCCCTAACGAATTAGGCAATACAGTCAGCAGACTACAAAAGCATAAAACGGTATATGCAGAGATAAGACCCATAAGAGGCCGTGAATACCTGGAATATTACAAGGACAGCAATAGCCTGGAGTATAAAATCACGATCCGGTATGTACCGGATTTACTCCCCTCAGACGTATTAGAATACCACGGCCGGCAGTTCCTCATTAACAGTATCATTAATGTAGAGGAACAGGGATATATCCAGGAAGTCATGTGTACAGAAAAAATCCATGAAAAGAAACCGGAGGCAGAGAATGGCGTTTGAAATTAGGGGACTGGAAGATCTTCAGCGGGATATTGAAAACGTAGTAGTAAAACATCCCGATGAAGTTAATAAAAAAATGAGGTCATTGGGAAATCAATTTAAAAAAGATTGTAATGCCAAGATGCCGGCAAATTATCATTCCGGGAAACGCGCAATTCCAAAATCATGGGAGGTCCGGTCAGAGCAGCAGGCTCACGTTGTCACGGAAGTGCAGATCAGGAACAAAGCTCCTCATTTTCACCTGGTAGAAAATGGTCATGAAAAATACATTCGGGGGAGATCAACCGGTGGATTCGTTCCAGGAAAGCATTATGCCGAAAGAACCAGACAGGAATATGAAGATAAGTTCCCAGATGAAATCGAAGAGTTTTTAGACGAGATTCTAAGGGGGAATAATCTATGATTGAATACCAGGAATTGATTTGTGCATTAAACGGCCTTCTAGGAAATAAATTTCCTGATATACAGAAATACGGAAATGATACAACGGAAGGCTGGAAAAAGCCATACTTTTTTATTGAGTGCGTCCCAGGGGTAACTGCTTATGAAACAATTAATTTTGCAAAAAGATCCTGTGTATTGAAAATTACATATTACCAGGAAACAGTAAATGAACCGGATCAGCTTCATAAGGTTGAAGAAATTCGGAAATTAATTGGGATAAAGTTCTGTGTTGGCAGCAGGAAGCTGGACGTAAGAAGTTACAACCATGATTATGTTGGAGAATATAATAACATTCTGCAAATATCTGTGGAACTGGACTGGTATGAAAATCTCTGCCAGCCGCCAGCCGGTGAACTAATTGATAACGTTGATGTGGCATTAAAGAAAGGAGAACGATAAGGGGAGCACCTTCGATTAATATTGTATTCATAGAAAAAGGAGTTACTGCAATGGAACGTGGAGAACGTGGTGTAGTAGCTCTTGTTTTAAAAGATAAGATAAAACAGATAAAAGTCATTTATTCAGTTTCAGACATTCCAAAAGAGTTAAGTGATGAAAATAAGGAACTTGTGGAATTGGCACTGAGAGGATATCAGAAAACACCGCAAAAGGTAATTTTGTATATCATGAGCTCGAAGCCGGAAGACATGGAAACAGAATATCAGGAAATGGAAAAATACTTTGAAATCACTGGCTTTAACTGGCTGGCCATTCCTTCCGTAGAAACCGATAAGAAAACAGAAGAAATCGCAACATGGATCAAAGCACAGAGGAAATCAAAACGGACCGTAAAGGCAGTTCTTCCCAATGTTGAGGCAGATTCAGAGGGAATCGTAAATGTAATATCCAGTCTCTTTAAGAATGAGACAGAATACAAGCCGGAAAAAGTCACAGCAAGGGTGGCCGGGCTCATTGCCGGTACTCCTATGACCATTGCCTGTACCTATGCTCCATTAACTGATTTTACAGACTGTACACGCATGACAGCAGAGGAACTTGATTCCGCTGTGAATGCCGGAAAGTTCGTGTTCCTGTGGGACGGGGAGAAAGTAAAGACCTGCCGGGGGATCAATAGTGTTGTAACCGTTGGTAATGAGAAAGGAGACAGCTTTAAAAAGATCAAGATTGTAGAAGCAATGGATATGATTCAGGACGATATCCGGATGACGGTCCAGGACAACTACATTGGTAAGTTTGCAAATACTTACGATAATAAGTGTCTGCTGATCACTGCAATTAATGGTTATTTTACAGAGCTTATTCGGGAAGGCATTATCGAATCTGGTACATGCGAGATAGACATTGATTCTCAGAGAAGCTATCTGCAGACAAATAAAATTGCTGTTGAAGATATGAGTGAGCAGGAAATCAAAGAAGCCAATGTAGGTTCCCATGTTTTCTTGAAGGCAAAGGTATCTATTCTTGATGCCATCGAAGATATTGACTTGAATATCTACATTTAATCAGGGGGTGAAACGAAATGAGAGGTTTTAATCCAGATAACGTCATAAATGGTACCTACGGGGAACTGTGGTTTGATGGAGATTATATGGCTGAGGTGCTTTCCTGCAAGGGAGAACTGAACATTAAGTATAC